ACCTCAACGAGATGCCAATCATGCAACTAATGCTTCCGGAGATTGAAGCTGACGATGTGATCGCCTATGCGTGTGCACTGGACCGATACAATGGTTGGCAAAAGGTAGTGATCTCCAATGATAAAGACTTTTATCAGCTTTGTGATGACGAGACTGTGGTGTATAGACCCACAGGAGATCAGCTTATGAACAAGAAGAGGATTATTGAAGAGTTTGGAGTGCATCCTACCAATATGGCCCTCGCTAGGGCAATCATCGGAGACCCTTCGGATAACCTCCCGGGCATCAAAGGCGCCGGTCTGGTTTCAGTCAAAAAAAGATTGTCTTTTCTTGCTTCGGAAAAAGACTACACTATCAACGAGTTAGTAGATTTCTGCGAAAAAGCAGACAGTAAATTGCGCTTTTTTACGAGCATTATTGAGGGGAAAGAAGTTATCTCACATAATTATAAGATGATGCAGTTGTACGCGCCATTACTCTCAGTTCAGGCTAAAAAGTTTGTGCGAGAGTCCATCGAAAACTTCGATTGCACATTTAATAAAACAAAGATTATCTCACTTATGACCGAGGATGGTTTCGGTGAACTTAACTGGGAAGATCTAAAAACACACCTCAATAAAATTTTATTGTCGTGTTAGCTTGCATTTTTGCAAGTAATCAGTTATAATCACCGGGAGGGTACAATTGTCTAACAAGCCAAGTTTCAGCAAATATGGAAAAAGTTTCCAAGAGGATCTCGTTCATCTTATATTGGATGACAGACCGTTTGCAGACCAAATCCTAGAAGTTCTTGATACGAACTTCCTAGAGCTTGAGTACCTGCGACTTTTCACATCTAAGATAGTCAATTATAGGCAAAAATACTCAAAGCATCCCAGCCAACAGATCGTCGACACAATTCTACAAACCGAATTGGAGAGAGAAGATAAGGTAATCTCTCAACAGACAACCGAATATTTCAACAAGATTTCTATTTCCGAGGTTGAAGGTGCAGAATACATCAAAGAGCAGTCTTTGGATTTCTGTAGAAAACAGAACCTGAAAGAGGCTATGTTAAAGTCTGTTGATCTACTGCAATCCTGCTCATTTGACGAGATCTCTAAGATTATTAACGATTCTTTAAAGCTGGGTTCTGAAAATAACTTTGGTTATGATTACTTGGTAGATTTCGAAGAGAGGTACCTCCCGCGATTCAGAAACCCGATTACTACGGGCTGGAAAGAAATGGATGAAATTGCAGGCGGAGGTTTAGGTAAATCAGAGTTAGGTGTGGTGGTTGCGCCGACAGGTGCTGGCAAGTCAATGGTTTTGGTACACTTAGGTTCACAGGCTATCGTAGAGGGCAAAACTGTTATCCATTATACGCTAGAGCTTCAAGAAACAGTTATTGGTAAAAGATATGATAGCTGTATCACAGAATTCCCTCTTTCAGAGTTAACTGTTTTTAAAGACGAGATTTATGAAAAGATTAAAGATCTGGACGGCAGGTTAATTGTTAAAGAATATCCTACAAAATCTGCAACGACTGGTACAATAAAAAACCATCTTAATAAACTTGCAAAGAGGGGCATAGAGCCAGATATGATTATCGTTGATTATGCGGACCTTCTAAAGCCAATGGTGGTAAGAAAAGAAAAGAGAAACGAGTTGGAATCTATCTACGAAGAACTGAGAGCGCTTTCAACAGAGCACGGCTGTCCAATCTGGACGGCATCCCAAACAAACCGTTCAGGCTTGAACGCCGAGGTGATCACCATGGAGCAGATTTCTGAAGCTTTCAACAAATGCTTCGTAGCAGACTTCATCTTTTCAGTGTCCCGAACAGTAGAAGACAAACAAAACAACACAGGTAAAATCTTTGTTGCAAAAAATAGAAATGGGCCCGATGGGATGGTCTATAACATATTTATGGATACCTCTAATGTAAAGATTAGGGTATTACCGAAGAATAATGCTGTTACGGCAATAACCAGTAATGGGGTAGTGACAAGTCCTGTAGCTCTAACACCCACAATGCAAAGAAATTATTTACAGACAAAATATCAAAAATTTAAAGGAACAACAAAATGAAAACAATTGAGAACATTCGCAGATTTAGGCTTTCCGACTCTTTTATAGAGCCATACACAGCAGCTGAGGTACCATGGGGTCCTCTTGGGTATGTAACCTTCAAGCGAACCTACGCACGCCGTCTTAGTGAATTTGACCCCACCGCAACAGGCTCAGAAGAATGGTGGCAAACTTGCCGCCGGGTCATCGAGGGTATGTTCAATATGCAAAAACAGCATGTTGTTCGTTTAGGCCTTGAGTGGAATGATAGCAAGGCGCAACAAACGGCCAAAGACGCATATGACAGATTGTTCAATCTCAAATGGACTCCTCCCGGCCGCGGCCTGTGGATGATGGGCACCAAGTTTGTAGAAGAGCGCACCGGCGCCGCATTGTTTAATTGTGCTTTCCGCTCTACACAGGACATTTCTAGCAAAGGTGGCTACATCTTTAGTTGGATCATGGATGCTTTGATGGTCGGTGTTGGAGTTGGGTTTGATACGAAGGGCGCCGGCACTATAACGATTGAAGAGCCAGAGTATACTGGCGACATTCTTGTTATCGATGATTCCCGAGAAGGCTGGGTAGATTCAGTGCAAACGCTTCTTAATGGTTTTTTCTTTGGCCACAAAGTGCCAAAGTTTGACTATTCGGCTCTTCGACCACTGGGTGCTTTGATTCATGGCTTTGGTGGCACTTCTAGCGGCCCGGGCCCCCTTATCGAACTCCACGAAAATCTTAAAGAATTATTTGCTGATAAGATTGGGGAAGCCATAACCTCTGTTGACATTGTAGATATTGAGAACCTGATCGGACGCTGTGTGGTCTCCGGAAATGTACGCCGCTCTGCAGCACTAGCCCTTGGTGAAGCTGATGATTTTCACTACCTTGAGATGAAGAATGATCAAGAAAAGCTCTATCACCACCGCTGGGGTTCAAACAACTCATACAGCGCCGAAGTGGGCATGGACTACACATGGCACGCCAATCAGGCACAGGAAAACGGTGAGCCGGGTACTATCTGGCTTGAGAACGCTAGAGCCTATGGGCGATTTAAGGACGGAATCAACTATGACGATCGAGAAGTTGTGGGATTCAATCCTTGTGTTGAACAAAGTCTTCACAATGCAGAAATGTGTTGCTTGGTCGAAACTTTCCCGGCTAAACACGAAGATTACGAAGACTATGTAAAAACACTAAAATGCGCATACCTTTATGGCAAGACAGTTACACTAGTCAATACTCACTGGCCTGAAACAAACGCAAAGATGCTAAAGAATCGCCGCATTGGTTTATCTCAGTCGGGCATTGTTCAGGCTTTCAACAAACACGGTCGCCGACAAATGTTAGATTGGTGTGATAATGCCTACGGTTATGTCAAAGAATTGGATACTGAATATTCTAATTGGCTGTGTGTGCCCAAATCTATTAAGATGACATCCATTAAACCTTCCGGTACAGTATCTCTCTTAAATGGATCAACTCCCGGTATTCATTTTCCGGAAGACGAATACTATATTAGAAGAATTAGATTCTCTAATACATCAAATGTGCTTAAAAGTTTAATCAAAGCAGGGTATAATATAGAAGATGATGAATACTCTCCGAATACTTCTGTTGTGGAGTTCCCTGTTAAGGAACCACACTTTGAAAAAGGAAAACGAGATGTTTCGATGTGGGAGCAACTTGAGATTGCAGCCCAATACCAAAATTATTGGGCCGATAACGCAGTGTCTGTTACGATCTCGTTTAAAGGTACTGAGGCAGATCAGATTCGTAGCGCCCTAGAGATGTATGAGACAAGATTGAAAGCAGTCTCATTCTTAAAATATGAAGAAACCGGATATGTACAAGCTCCGTATGAGTCTATAACAAAAGAGAAATACGAAGAAATGTCCGCCAAAATCACACCAATTGTTCGCATTGACGATGAAGAAGGTGGTTCTGGAACGAAGTTTTGTACCAATGATACATGCGAAATTTAAGGAGAAGCAATGTTTAAACCACTAAATAGGCACATTTTAATTGACCTAGACCAGCGCACTGATGAACAAAAATCATTAATCGTGCTGCCCGAAGACTATAAACCTGAACAAGAGAGGCATTCGGTTGTTCAGGTTATCAATAAATCTGATGATGTGAAATTTGACTTGTCGGTAGGCACTCAAATAGTCGTCGATTCGGCCATGATCGAAGAAATAGTCGTTAACAACACTACTTATAATGTAATTTTAGAGAATTATGTCGTGGGGGTATTAGCGCCCTAAAGGTTTAATAAATGGACAAAAATTTCTACAATGAGGCTTCCGCTAAGAAACTTGGGTGGGAGCCTTCTTGGTTTGGAGAAAAATATTTTGATGATAAGCTTGTTAGAGCAATCAAAAAATGGCAGAAAGAGAGGCGAATCCCTGCAGATGGATTGTGTGGGCCCACCACCTTCCGCAGACTGTGGACTGAAAGGCAAGCCCCTAGAGTTGTTGGAGAATACTGTAAAGATCCGCGCGCCACTTACTCTAATTCTATTGTTTATAACGGTCGCTTCTATCCCATTAAGTGGGATAAATTTGTTTTGTGGAGTGATGACACCGGATTGGAAACATCCAAGGGAAAGTATTACGACTATTCTGGACGACCGCAGAGACCAATTAGATATTTTGTAAATCATTGGGATGTGTGCCTATCTTCAGAGTCTTGTCAGGGCGTTTTAAGCAAACGAGGTATTTCGGTTCATTTCTTGATCGATAACGACGGTACGATTTATCAAACAATGGATTTGCAACATGCAGCTTGGCATGCAGGCTCAGAAAGAACCAATCGTGCTTCGGCCGGCGTTGAGATCTCAAACGCCTACTATCCAAAATATCAATCTTGGTATGTTGAAAATGGATTTGGGGAAAGGCCCCTGATAGAGGATGCATGGGTACATGGAGAGAAGCTAGATCCATTCATGGGGTTTTACCCGGTACAAATGGAGGCTTTAAAAGCACTCTGGGAGGCTATTCAAGGCGCTACTGACATTCCCTACGAAACTCCAGTTAACCAGTTTGGCAAGACTTCCACGAAATATGAACAGGATGTAGCTTACGGAAAATTTTCCGGATTTGTTAGTCATTATCATGTTAGTAAGAGAAAGATTGACTGTGCAGGCTTGGATATAAAATCTTTACTAGACGAGATTGCTGGAGACGACTGAAATAATTAACACACTATATAATGTGTGGGGCTTCTTTTATTATTGTTACTAAACTGTGTCACTGGTGCAGATTTAGAAAACATTATTTATGTGTCGGGAAAAAAACCGGCAGATGCTTTTGTTATTGGTAAGCCAGTCAAAAAAGCACATTGGGAAACCTCACCCAAAATAAGAGTATGCGCCAGCACTCAACTAATAATGTCCCGTGTCGACAACGCAGTTAAATATTGGGAAAGGCTTGGTTACGAATTTAAGTATGCATATAAAGATTACATAATAGACTGCATGGAACCTAGATACGGAGAAATCATAATTACTCTGCCAGAGGGCGATTTTTCTGCACACCACATGGCCTCAACAAGAATCTATACAAGTAATCGAACCGGCAAGATTGTCATGGCTAAGATTTTTATACTTCCAAAAAATGGTAGAAAAGAAAGAGTGATCGAACATGAAATAGGTCATGCCCTAGGCTGGAACCACTACAGCCAGAAAATGCATATGATGCATCCGAACTGGAGGGAAGGTGGCCACAATTCAGCAGGCCTGCGCAATCCGGAGTTGACAACTAACATCGAGTAGGGTATAATAAGCTTGAGGTATTTTGGTTTTTGAATACGATGAAATTGTGATCGGTAGCTCCTTGTCAGCATTGATATTTGCATACATAAACAAGTACCCTGTATTCTTTACAGAAGCAGAGCCTTCATTCCGTTTTGATTTTTTAGCTCCCGAGTACTCGCCGATGAGCACTCCAAGCGAGACAACGACCCTCAACACTTTTGATCAGCAAATACAAGTCGGTACACAAAAGCAAGTTTTGTGGGATAGGTTATTGTTTGTTCTATCCCTGAGAGGTTTAGTGCCACTGTCCAGCATGTGTTATAAAATTAGATATGATGGTGATTCTATGGT